TTCGCACCTTTATTATCCTCGCACGCCGTCGTCCTCGTCCTCGTGATCGCTGTCGTCATCGCCGTTGTAAATGTATTGCATGATGTTTCGTTGCGGTGGAATTTCTTGTTGTGGTTGTTGGTCTTCATCGTAATTGATGATATTGTTGATGTAGTAGTATTCGTCATTGGCGTTGTTTATGTTCTGGTCATACAACGCCAGATTCCTATGAAATATCGCAGCAATGTCGTGCACTGGTGGCGGAGGAGGGATAGCTGCTGCGACGGGTGCTACCTCAGCAGCCACATCGTCGTCTTCGAGTTGTAGTCGTGGAGGGCGAGGGCGACGGCGTTCATCATGATAGAATTCGTCGTGCCAGCGGTGTTCGTTGTTTGCATTGGGATCCACGATGTATTCATATTCCTCGTTGCCGTTGTCAAAATTCTCATCATCAGGTCTAGGAACGACCACGGCATACGAATATCGTTGTGGATTGAATTCGTCGTCCATGAAACAACTGTAAAGAAGATCCATTGCTTCATGATCGTCCGCCAAGAATCCGAGCATTTGATACTGAGTTGCCTGCGACACGATTGCACGGGTATTGGTATCGAACAGGCGGTTGATATTTTGATGTGTATTGCTTCCTTCACTGAACTCGATTTGTATCATGTGACCGTCGCGGAATTTGCGGTGCGGGGTGAGATACACGAAGAAAATCGCGGCGTGAATACCTGGGCGGTAATTGTCTTGCATCAAAAGCGAAACCTCCAATTGTCCTGCGAAAGGGAGAACGCGTCTATCGTCGTCTTGCGCCCAATTCATCGATTCTTGCGCATACTCACGAATAACTGGGTTCAAAATTTCATTTCCAAAAAGCGCGGCCCAGTCAATTGGATCGTACATTTGAATCGATCGTAGGTGGTGAATTTCATTTCCTCTATGGTATCCAGCAGTATTGTTGATGATTCCGTTTCGGCGTTCTCTGCATTCTCGGACTTCAATACTATTATTCCATTCATTCGTATTTCGTTCATATTCATCCATTCCATTGAACCAGTGAGCTCTATTGATATTCAACTGGTCTTCTTGCTGTTGTTGCATTGTATGTGTTTGTTTTGCCCTTTGTTGTCTACACTGGATATCATGATAATGAATAAAATCATTTCAATTTTTTTCATAATGAAAAATATACATTATATATCATCATCACTGCACATACATATTTCACTAATTATAGTCATCATCATTTCCTCGTGGCCGTGGCAGTTGCCGTTAATCGTCGTATTCGCCGTCGTATTCGCCGCCGTCGTAAACGTCGTATTCGTCACTGTATTCTTCAGGGTCACTGTCATAATCAACCCTATTGTAATATTGGCGGCGTATTGCGAATCCAATTCCATGTGAATATACGCGTTCTTTGAATTCTTTATCGACTTCCTGCGCTGATAGTTGAATACCTGAGTTTTGGCATCTTTCATCAAAGGTCTGTTTCGGGTCGATGAAATACTTGTAATTTCGCACATCTTCCACGTAATCATAGAATGGGGTGTATGTCTTGCGAAACTGTGCAAGTTCACGTTCAACTCCTAGGCGTGGGGCGTCATCATATCTATGAACTTTTGGCGACGAACTATTCACGGCATCCGCGGTTCGCATAATGTGACAACGATGTTTCATTCGCATGGCGCCCAAAATAGGATGTCTCGACGGAATATAGTTCGCACAACTATTCAAAGTCAATGCGTGAAACTGAGCAGACGCTCCGCCAATTTTTGGCGCATATTCTTCCGTTACCATTCTCGGTTCAATTGCAGCAAATGCGAGGAACGATGCAACGGACCCGTCCCCGGCGAGACGTATCCATGTGCATCTTGCAGTTTTCACATAATTGACGTAACGTTGACCTGCATTATCGAAAATACGCGCCACATCAAGGTTGAATAACTGCGGAGCAATTACCGCGATCTCGGCGATGAAGGCTAGCAATGTTATGCGTTTTGCGTCGATTCGTTCATTGAAAGAGTATTTGTCAAACAAGTTGTTTTGTGTCGTGTCGGTTGCTTGAACTTCAATTTCCTCTTTCATTTTCAAACGCTGACTGATTGAACGCCAGAAAGCAACCAACATTCGAAAGAACTCTGGGTCGTCGCGAATTTGGTCAACGCTTATAAACCCACGCTTGAACATCTCAATCATTGACATGAGACGATCAATGTTCTTGTTGTAAGATTCTTGTAATACGTCTCGTGTCACACAAATCGCGTGGGGAGTAATATCGGCGTCGGTCAGATTTGTTTTGAAGTGGCATGTTAGAAACCCAATCGGATGTATGATACTAGGCGAAGGACATCTATGGAGGACGCCGTAATACCGATTTCCAATGAGACACTCTGCTGCGAATGCGGAATGAACGTATCGATTTGTGACATCGAAGTTGTGTTTCTTTGTCTTCACGGAAATGATTTTGGGGTTCATGATCAGTCGTGTAATAAGGAGACCTGTAATCGCGGATCTTGCAATGAGGTGGTTCTTTTGGTAAATCGACGATATTTCGGTAAGAGGTGTTGCGTGTCGTGGATCATGAACACGGGCAAATGCGAATTGTCTCCACGAGCAAGAGCGCTCGACCTCGGACATGACGGAGACTGGAAATTCGCGCGAGGCAAGTTTGGACGAAGAACCGAAAGAGGCCAGAATAAGCGCGTGATGGTGAGGGAACGCTGATAACTCTTGCGCTAGATTTGATTGTTTGAAGTAATAATCCGAGATCAAACGAGTTGCTGTGTCGAAGGGGTCATTTTTTGCATTGATACTTACATTCCAACTGTGAGACCAACCCTTCAGAAGCAAGGATTCATATACAGGAACAGTATTGGTGACCGAGGCGGGGACGGGGACGGCGGGATCGGTCGAATTTGATTTCATCATCTGTCTGATAACGTTTGAAACACTGTCACTGGATGAAATCAAAAAAAACATTTCAATTTTTTCTTCGAATGGTTTGACGACGACGACGCACATATCGACGGGATTTAGTTTTCATGAATTGTCGGCCTTTACGACGGGTGCGCTTTGAAATCTTACGTTTGAATGACCGAGATCTACCGCCATGATTCATACCATCCTCCTCCTCCTCCTCCTCCTGACCATTGCCGAAACGACCGAGAGGAGGAACAACTTCTACATCCCTTACAGGCTCAGCAACTGCCTGATCTAGTGCATTATCTATATTCTGCAGCAACGCTTGAGGTCCCGGATGACCTTGGGCTACAAGGTGTGCGGGTACAAAAATACCATTTCTAATTCTATTCATACAATCTCTTGCAAGATCAGCAGTAGCAACACCACTATACACAACGGCATCATATAAAGTCGCAGTTAATCTACCTGCGCCTCTTATTATCGCATTTTTTACAGTATCATGAACCCTTTGCAATGGTTCTGGAATTGGATTGTTAAAAAAATCTCCAAGACTACCACTCAATGTTTGCGGAACGCCAGTGCGCGGATCTTGACTTATGATATAGTTACGAATATGATCCATATTCAAGTGATTCACACGGCGATTCAAATCTGCGCTAATTAAACTGCGTTGATCTTGAGATAATCGTCTAGCGCTAAATTCTTCTTCTAAATAGTTTTCAATTGAACCAATAATATTTTTTTGATATTCTTTCAATTTCTTATCTTCAGTGACTCTTCGTATTACTTCTCTCGGATTTCTTGCAGGTCCACCGCTCGCCCCAGCAAGGACAGCAACACTGCTTAGGGCATTCATAGAACTCTCTGCAAAACTTTGTAATCTACTTCTTACTCCATTCAATAATTCAGTAGTTACTGGATCTTCACTAAGTATTACTGCATCCATTCGCTCCATTGAGTATTCGCCTGCCGCAGCAACATCTAGAGAATCAGAAATGTCTGGACGTTGACCAATTATTGGTTGAACGCGTTCGTCTGTTAGTGCTGATTTAAACAAAGGCATATGTTGACAGAATGACTGAAATCGTTTAATATTTACACCTCCTTCTCCTCTTTGCGCACTCTGGATGAAAACTTCACACAAAAAATCAAAGCGATCTTGATCAAGAAATGACCATCCACGCCGAGTAACTGCTACTCCATCACCAGGAACTCCTTCTCTAAGAATACTCAAAATATTTTTATAAATTTTTCGAGAAAATAATCCTAATGCAGCTGCTAACTGCATTTTCTCAGTTTTACGATCAATCTTTATTTCCATTAATGCGGCAATAAGTTTATTTGTTTCTTCATCAGGATTTTGATTAACAACTCCGGCGCGCGCCTGGATTGCACGTCCAACTGTGTTTGAAAGCGCCTGTAGCGCATTATTTAAATGAACGAAAAATCCTTGTCCAGGAGGTCCACGCGCTGCATACAACGTAAAAATATTGGTTACACTGCTTGTTGTAAAATTAAATCCACGCATAAAGAGATTAGTTATTCCTTCTTTTACAAAAGTAAATGCATTTCCATCCCATACTATGGGACCGCCTGCTTGAGCAGCAGGAGGAGGAGCAGCAGCAGCAGCAGCAGCAGCAGCAGCAGCAGCAGCAGGATTAACCGCTGATAGACCGCGTCGTAGGTTCGCCGCCGCCGCCGCTGCTGAATTCGGTATTCCAGGATGACGAGCACCATTTACTCCTGCAGCAGGTCGAGCACCCCTATCAGCCAATTCATCCAGAAATCTTTGTATATTTGGACTAATTGGTATTTGTCCACTAAATGTCTGCAAACCCAATAGATATATAACCATAACTATATATTGAACCTGCACTTCTATAAAATTTCCAAGTGTTTTCAAATACTCCTTTGCAACGTCCGTGGTACCAGCGCCGAGGTAAACTAGTAAATTAATTAAATTTTCTGTAGTGCACTCATTATATGCATATGCACAATAAAGCGTAAATTGATCAAGTGTTAGATGTCCAAGTGAAATAACTGAAAGTACTGAATTTGCAAATAATAGTAAAGAATCTCTAGCCAAAATAATTGAAATATATGTTCCAACTAGACCAAATCCTACTCTGGATAAACTATTATTCCATATTAATTGAGACATCGATGTTACTATTGCATCACTTAACGGTATTTGATTTATAATAGCTTCTTGTATTAAAAGGTCCATACATGTTATAAATCGGGTTTGTTCATCTTTTGTAGTAACGCGACCCATCATTTCTCTAAATGTAGCCACGGAAATATCATGTAAATTTTGAGTTGTGAATGGTCTTATACTAAGATTGAATGTTTCAACCAAAGGTATAAAACCAGAACGAGTTGCTCTTTCCATAACATACCATTTTCTTTCCTCTATAGGAAGCAATCTCGCAAAACCATCTACCAATGCTGCTCGTTGCCTTATAAACTCGTCATCCCGGGCGTCACCAACTATCTGTCTTAATTCGTTTACTTGACTTCCAATAACTTCTGCGCCACCACCACCACCACCACAGAATGCTCCACGACCTCTAGGGCGGGGGGCGGATTCGGCCTCATTCAGAAGTTCCCCCCTCGCGTTCACCTGAAGAAGTCCTTTTGGTAATTGTTTATTATGGCGCGCCACAATAGGATCAGAAGGAGGAGGAGCAGCAACAGCAGCAGCAACAACAGCAGCAGGACCCAATACAACTCTATTTGGACTATTTCTACGCCGTGGACTATTTCTACGCCGTGGACTTACTATTCCTTGTTGAACACGTTCTCGTGAATTGCTACGATTGCGTGAATTGCTACGACTGCGTGGTGGTCCACTACGCTGTGGACTAGAAGATCTAGGCCGTTGAGGTTGTGATAAGTCCGGCACCTGAGATATGTGAGCAGATGAGTCAGCAGGTGATGCGCTTCTAGAGCGCGCCGCCTCTGCACCTTTTGGTGATTTATCACCTTTCTTTCCCGGCGGTGTTTTACCATCTTTTTTAGGCGGCATTTACTATAGACTGGATATCAATATATACTAATACTATATAATAATACTACATAATTTATTCTTTCTCCATGATCTCCCCCCGTTTTTTGATACACTGATCGTCCACACTAAATGTCGGCACTTTCACTTCTTGCGGAACAATCGAAATAACGCACTTCGCCTTTTTTCCATATAAGGGTTCCGTACATCCCTTCTCTTTTTTGTCGTTGATCTTTCCCCGATAAAACTGTTTGAAATTAAACACTTTCGGCGCATCCTGTGTGCACCTCGAACGGAAATGCTCGTATCTCTCACGCACATCGCAGTATGACAACCCAGATTTTTTCCCCAACAATTTATTCACCGTTTCATGAAGGTCATAAACAAAACGCGAAAAGGTATCGCGACTTTTCATATGACACATCCGAATTGGGCGTGTTGCTAAATTATTCGTCAAATTCATTCGACAATATTTACAAGGAAGAACATTTCTTAAATTCAGTATAAAGTCCATATAATGCTTCTTCTGTTCATCGGTTGGTTCGACTGGATAGTTAAAACTCATCGTGTGAAGGAAGTGCCACATACTCGGACCCCATACGGTCGTAAGCATTCCATCGCCACTACGAAAATCTTTCTTGGTAAATGCTCTCACTTTTGTTCTACGTGGAATTTGTGGCAGCGTTCCTACGAGGTCATTACCAATGTCGATACGGTCACGCTTGCGATTGTTCCGCGTTTTACCCCCGCTTAATATCTTTGCTCGATATGACACTGACGCTGACGCTTTTCGTTTACGTGTCTTAGACATAAGTTATTATTGAAATAAACAAATTAAACGCGCTACGTAATTATACTATATAAATATTAAAATTACGTATAAGTGTCATGGAGGACGAAACTCGCACACAGAAGTGGTTTATTACATTTGGCGGTCCTAGTGAGAGTTACCATAATGCAGTGACCAGAATATGTGGGGAAGCTCGTGCAATCAATATCTTTGATCATGTCATCGGATATACAGATAAAAATCTAATTGAAGATAATGACTTCTGGAATAAGCATGGTGATTTCTTATCATCAAACCCCCGTGGATATGGGTTTTGGCTTTGGAAATCATACCTCACGCAAAAAACATTACAGAATCTCTCTGAAAATGATATTTTAGTATACGCCGATGCAGGATGCACGATCAACGCGGAAGGTATACCGCGACTTTTGGAATATTTCGATATTGTGAATACGAGTGAATACGCCAACCTTTCTTTTAAGACCGAACATTTAGAAAAGACATGGACGAAAATGGACACATTTGATTATTATGAGACAGTCAACGATGAACGAGTTTATGAAACAGAACAATTGGTCGGTGGTATTTATGTCATCCGAAAATGCCAACACACGATAGACATTGTAAACCGGTGGTATAATTGTTGTTGCAATTATAACTTGATTGATGACTCTCCAAGCAAACTACCTAATGACCCGTCTTTCCATGAAAATCGTCACGATCAGAGTCTATTTTCAGTTATTCGAAAAAAATGCGGCACAGAAATGACGGATTTCGATGAATCATATTTCAATAATGATTGGAGTGGAATCGCAATGAAATATCCATTTTGGGCAACAAGATATAAATGAAAATTTAAAAATATTCTGTTATAAATATTAGGCGCTATATATAACAGTTCTCATTTTATTTGCAATTTATCATGTCTAGTTCAACGTCCATTCTTGAAGACCCTACTAATTATATCGTTCAGTACAGTGAGAAAACCAAATACTCGTGCACTATGTTAGGTGTTTCGTTGCTTCTTGTTATTCTTTTTTTCGTGAGTCCATTATCCGTAAGATCGGGTTCAATGACATCAATTATATTAAAAGTAGTGATTATTGGTCTTCTTATCGCGACATCTGTCATTTTGTTTGAAGCAGTAAAACCAGTTATAGACACTGATGGTATTCTTGATACAGATATGTTTCCTGATTTGAAATTCAACTTTTTTATAACAGTTGGATTTGTTCTTCTTATCTTAGTTTTAGGTATAGTAGTTTTTCGACTGTAAGACGACGACTATGAATGATTGAACTCATCAAATGGACGTGCATTATGCGGCGTTCTCGTTTTTCCAGTATGTTCCCCCATACTTTCACCTACAATCCGAATAATTTCTTGAAAATATCGTCGATCATTGGTAAAATTGTCCCTGCGAACATTTAGTAATGCACCATTTTGTTTATCGCGAAAAATCATCGTCCTCGGATGTTCTTTATATACACATACATGATGTTATTCTTTCATATTGTTTTATTCGTTTATTTTACCGATTATTCATCATTCTAATATAATATACACATACAGTAGTAAAATGCCAGACTCATCTACACCATCAGTCGGAACTGCGGTTTCTTCTGTATCTGATTCTGCATCATCGGCATTGTCATCTGTCACTTCAGCACTTTCAGGTAATTCTAAGAATATCGTTATTGCCTTTGTAGTCATTGCAGCAATCGCAGGTCTTCTTTATTATATGATTACGAACGATATGATTCCAGGATTGAATAAATTTTTCAGTGATTCTCAAGGCGTCACTCCGGCGCCAGACGGCATCGGTGCAAATGACGATAAAGTAATGCAACTTTACTTATTCAAAGTCGATTGGTGTCCGCATTGCAAGACGGCCAAACCGGTTTTTGACGAAGTAGAAAAGAATTTGAATGGTAAGTCAATCAACGGATACACAGTTGTATTTAAGACGGTTGACTGTGAAGGAGAGCCGGATATGGCGGATAAATTCAAAATCGAGGGATTTCCTACGATTAAACTCGTGAAGGATGGACAGGTCATCGAATATGACGCCAAACCAGATAAGGACAAGATTAAGGAGTTTCTTGAAACGGTAACTGCATCGTAATTGTGCATCATAATGTAGCATTATTCATTATATTATTCATGAATAATGGAAACGTATTTACTACATCATCAATGTTTACATCAATGTTTACATCAATGTTTACATCAATGTTTACATCAATGTTTACATCATCGTCATATCCTCGTTACGAATTTCATACTGAATTGTAGTAGGTGATGATGATTCAGTTTGTGTAGACGGTTGATCCTCTGCAATTTCTGAGAGCGATGTAATTTCTGTAGATGAAAGATGCGCATCCGTCGTATTTTCTGTCGGGATTTCATGTATCGTCGTCGAATCTCTGAAATTACGGCGATAAGACAAAAATACATTCGCAAACGTCTCACCACGTAAAATCAGTTCGCGCCGATAATTCTCATCCTTCATCCAGTTCATCCAATCCTTCATCGAAAGCACCTTTGAGACACAAACGACTTCATTTGGAATCGGTTTTGTTTCACGATTTTCATAAAATTTACTATTCATCTGATTGAAGAATGTGTAGATAAATTGTAAAAGTGACGATTTTTCTGTTATCTTTGTTGGTTTTTTTTCCCAGATTACTTTTACGCCAAGTATTTCGCTCAACCCGCATTTTTGATCGCGAATGCAGTCATTTACGGGATATTCATTGATTATACCTCCATCTAGATAACAACATCCGTCACGGTAAATGGGTGCAAACCCAAAGGGGTAACAGCAACTCATATAACACGCCTCCACCAACGACTGGGTAGGGTGTGTTTTATAACTAAAATCAACGTTCTGAAACTTATTCATTTCCGTTACCATAAAATGAACATCTATTCCAGTTTTATCATAAAACTCTTGAAATGTGACGGTTGTAGGTATATCCTTTCCTTGAAGCGCAGGACGCAACGTTTCTGTGAACTCTTTCAACCCGTATAGTCCGTGTGTATTATACAATTTGAAGATATGTTCCAATTTGTTTTTAGCGTCCGTGATGGATGACGTTGACAAATGCTCATTCAAATCAATATTACTCGACGACGACGACGACGACGACGAAAACGACGGGAATATCTTTTCCCATGGACGTTTAATCAAATAATCGTCCATAACCTCCCATTCATAACGCAACGCTAGGATAATTGCGATATAGGAACCGATCGATGACCCGTAGATGGTTTTGATATCTTTCATGCTCCAGATACCTTTTATATTTAATGTACGAAGAATGCTGTACATCATATGGCCAGCAGGACCCCCAGATGAAATTACAATATGCTTAATCGTAGAGTTATCCGTCATTTTATATAGTGTTTATTCATATTTATTTATTATGGTTTGCGCGTGAAACAAATATCCATTATTTTCTATTGTCATTACATAATACAACACCGACATGGACGATTTATTTAAGTTTGCAGGGGACAATGTTGAAAATGTTGAAAAAATCAATTTAGATGAGTTGTATGAAAAAAAAAAGGAACAAGACAAGAACAAACTATTCACATATAATAAAATTCTTACACGCATTCATGAAAAAATCAAATTGACATCCCGACAAAAGTGTAACCAACCTTTTTGTTGGTATGTCGTTCCTGAAATTATTCTGGGAGTCGCAAACTATGACCACGCTGGTTGTATTGCATATATCGTTGACAAATTACAGGAAAATAATTTCATGGTGCGTTATACACATCCGAATCTTCTCTTGATTTCATGGCTTCATTATGTTCCCAATTATGTTCGAAGTGAATTCAAAAAGAAAACAGGAACTGCAATTGATGAGTTTGGTCGACCAATATTATATGACGCAGAAGGAAAGGTCATAAAATACAATAATGGAAATGGCGGCGGTGGTGTGGTCAGTAGTAACAATTCGCAACAAACACCCGAAGACGCAAATACGCTTTTATACAATCAGCGCGCAGATCCCTCGATGGGGGGTGGCGGTGGCGGTGGCGGTGGTCCATTGCTTGGAGGTGAGAAAAAAGAATTCAAACCAACTGATACCTATCGACCTACTGGAAATTTGGTATATAATCAGGAGTATTTTCAAAAATTAGAGAATCGTCTGCAGTAATGCACGCACGCAGGTCTGTAGTTTAATATGTATTCGTTTGTAATACTTCTTGGTTTGAAGATGTAGATGATGTATTTTTACTCTCAATTTTGCCCGGATTATATTTATCCATCTCGGCCAATATATTATTTTTGATTTCGTCATTAATATCCGATTGTTTACTTTTTAATATATTATTCACCATATATGCATTCAGCGTTTTCAGACTATTTGTCATGACAGAACGCGTGTTCTCATCATTTGTAGTATTTGCAGTGTTGTATAAATTCAGATATATATCTCGATACTTCTTTGCAATATTGCCTTCTTTGATTTCACTATAAATCTCATCCGAAAATTCTTTATGTTGTGGTAAAATTCGAAGTTTCCATGGATCAAACCGGTTCATGTCATTGGTGTTATTGTTATTGTAATTGTTGTCATTGTATTTGGTTTTACTTTTATTTTTGCTTTTTGTTTTCGACATGAGATTTTCGGTCTCTTTTTTCGATTTTTTTGTTGTCTCGGTTAAAACCTCTAATCCGAGGGTCTCCTGTAATTCTTGAAGTATTTGAAACCCAGTTAAAAAATACTTATAACTTTCTGCGTATAATTTCACAATTCGCGTTCTGGCGTCATTGGTGATTCCTTGTAATTCTGCATCAGTTAGATTGGGGTTAATGAAAAAATTGTATTTCAGGTTAAGACGGAAAAAATCGCGCGAATACTGGTCGTCTTGTTCAAACCCTAAATTTCGTTTAAAATTGCCCTTCGCCCAGTCTTCTTCGATTTCATGTAACACATCTTCATTCTGTTTCATAATAACAAATACGCGGTCTAATAATTTCACGATTCCCTTACGGTGTTTTGTGATTTTATAGTTCATGGTTTGAATGTGATTTACGTATTTCACGAAAATAGGATTATATCGCACATTATTATTGACATTGATCTCCAATGACCGGTTCTTTTCGCACCATTTAGTTATTAAATTGTTATCGTTAATATACTGCGATACATCGGCAAATGTTCGTATCTCCTCGCCGGGTTCTTTTCC